TCAGGAAACGCCTTGTCTGGCTCGATATTCATTCCTTTTGCCGCTTCCTTCGCCAGATGCGTAAGCCCTTCTCGCCCTGCCAAGCCGGTCAAATTCGGGCTACTGTCAACCAACTGCAAGAACTCCTTGAGTCGAATTGTCGTCTGTTCTTTGATGATTAGTGCCGTAGAACCACGCGCAACCACCCGAAGATCGCCTTTGATGCTGTTGTCTTCGTGGTAGAGCATGTTGTGGTCATAGTAGCGGGTCAGCATGTCGCGCAGGGCCGTGTCGATGTTACGCACGACCGTCTTAATTCCCTTGCTTGCCGCCGCCATGAGCATATTGAGGCCGGACGCGGTATCACCAGCGCCACCAACGTTCTCGCTACCGTGTGCATAGGCCGGGATATTGCTGTGTTCGTCGGCCATTTCCGCAAATTGTTTGAGGACCATCAGCATTTTGTCGGCGTTATACTGCACGTTATACAGGCGAACCGCTGGTTGGCCGGTCATCATTTCGTCGGTGACTTCCCAGGTCTTCATGGCGTAGATGCCGCCCTCTTCGCCTGGGGCGCGACGGCTGACGTTTTCCTCGATCATCGGACCGGATGCCAGCGACGAGTTGTTTTGAATGCCACGGAACAGGGTATTACACGCGACCTGATCATCTTCACACAAATCCGGGATTGACCAACCCCAGAACCCGTCCGGGTCTTCCAGGAACGATGCTTTTGAGAATGGCCGACGCCCCAGCTTGTCCGGGTTCAGAACGGCGCGGAAAATCTCACCGTCCACCATAAAGGCGTTGATTTCATATTCCGCCTGCAGGTCGTCAATGCCGTTCATGCCCCACTCTTTGAGGATGGAACCAGGCACACAGTCCCACAGTTCCAGGCAGTCGATCTTTGTGTCGTCGATTGTGGACAGGTAGTTGTTGTCTTGCCGCAGGTTTTCCCGCTCTGAATCAGACCACAGCCATTCTTTCAGGCCGCGTGTCGCGTGCTTTTTGAGAATCTTGCGAATAGCCGCCTCGTCATAGCCGGGAACGCCGATAAGCTCAAAAATGTCTTTGCGTGTATAACGATGACGGACAATTTGGGCACCGTCATGTGGTCCTTTTGATCCGGGAGCAGGGTAGTAATCCAGCGGAGAAATGCGGTCAACGTCCTTGACCAGCTTTTTTTCAACCACCATTTCGTGTGATCCGTCCGGCTTGCGTTTCCATCCGCGCGTCTGCTTGCGCCGAATGACCGGCCCCTTCATGATGGCCGCCTTGGTTGTCACCAAATCCTCAACGATTTGCGGCAACACCTCGTAAAACTTGCCCTCGACAAGCTGATCCTCAATCACATCTTCCATTTTTTTCGCCGTATCTTTGGCGAATTCACGTTCTTGATTGAGAATGTCGTCTTGTGCTGCGGCCATTTCTGACTTGATCAACTTGGCCAGTGTCGCAATGTTCACTGGCTGACCGGTCGCCATTTCCGCCGCCAACGCCTGTTGAACAAGGAACTGCTGAATCTGTGCCTTGATTTCGTCGCTTTTTTCAGGGGGGATTTGCGGGATAGGTGTCGGGTCGAGGCCCCACGGCTTGTCGCCAGGTTGCAGGATAATATCGAGAATCCAGGCTGCAGCCGCGTTGCATTTGGTTTGAACCAGCCGGTAGAAGCCCTGAGAACCGCCGATCTCCATGATGGCGGCAATTTCGTCCGCTTCATACTGGCCACGCCGACGGCGCATATTCTTGAACATTTCACGGGCAATGGGGTCTTTAGCAACCTTGGCTGACTCCCACCGATCCATAAAATACGAGACCAACCGGGGCAACGGTGAACGCTGCGGAACCCCCTCAGACTGCTGCTGATTTAACATCTGCGTCGTCTGTTCTGGGGTCGCTACCCTGACGAGTCCATTTTGCTGCGGCAATGGTATTACGCTCATTTTGTGTAGCTCCCGGTTTACTCTGTTTACTTAACTTACTCACACAATAAAGATAAAAATCAACAATGTCAACGACGACTATTGACGAGATCGGCCACGAAATTAACCAACTCCGCAGGGCTGAACACGTACAGCCGTTGATCAATCCCGATCGTTTTGTGATCGTCGTGTAACTCAATCCGCGGTTGGTATCGGGTGGTAATGGCATGCCCCAGGCTTTCCGCTGCCGCCGTAGTCAGTTTTTCACGGTCGTCTTCCGGGATTCCGCCGATAATCGCCACGGTGCTATCGACGGTTGTTGCCATGTTAAGCAGGTTTTTACTCGCTGTGTTGGTAATGTCCTGCATGGTTATTTTGATTTTTTTAGACACTTATGCCTCCTGATCTAAATCAATAAAGAGATCCAGTTTCTTGCGTTCCAGTTCAAAAAGTGCCTCGCCTTGCGTCATATTTGCAGATCGGAATACACGCTGCTTTGTGCCGTCTGCGTTGTTAACGACACCCAGGATCAACACCTGATCATCTGGCCCAAGCTCTTCCATAGCCGATTTTAACGCGGCATCGGCTCCCCACTTTCGTCCTGGCAATGCTTCAATCTTGGCCATTATCACCACCTTCAAATTTAGCTTTCAACCGCTTGTATTCGGCTAGTTCTCGCGCGTTCCTTTTCTCCCACTTTACAATCGCATCATAGTCAGCTCTTGCCCGTTCTGCATTAAATGTTTCAGAAAACAGACTGCGATGATCTGGTGCGAACTTGAAGTATTGATCGAATCCAAACGGCATACGCATTGATTTGCTCTTGCCATTGCTGTCATCATAATGAAGCTCACACCAATTCTCTGAGGTATCGTTACCGGTCATTCTCCAATGGTGCGTAATCTTCTTGATGCTGTAACTGATCAGCACAGAAAATTGCTCAAAAGGTATGACGTGTTTCCATTCCGGCTTTTTGTCACTTTGCATCTACTCAACCTCCTCCCCGTAACCAAACCCATTAATAATCTGGGCAACAACTGAAAACGCCACGCAGACCAACCAGAACAAAAAGACAGAGACGCCGACCATGACAGCGATTGTTTTCATAGGTTATGCCCCATACACCGGCCACGGCTGGTAAAACCGCACCCGCGCTTGTCACTGCCCAGGCTGCCTGCTGCGTTTTTCTGTGACAGTTGAAACCCGGTCCCGCCCTGCGGGATGCTTTGCAGAGTCCCCACGGCATCACACTGCTGGCATTGCTCCTTTGGGATTTCGGAATATTTGTAGTTCGGTGGCGTTTGATGCTCGTGGCCGCACACTTGGCATTTCAGTACGAATGTTGGCAATATTGTCTCCTTCTCTGTCCGCGTCTTCTCTTTTTCTTAGCCGTTGACGGTTACTTGGTTTACTCATATCTGTCTTTGACAGCCATCACACCACCCCACTATTCCACGCCGCTTTTTTACGGCTTGTCTTCCGCGTCCCAGGGCTACCACCAAACCCACTGGCAACAACATTATTGGCTTTCGGCAACACATCATGACCATGACGGGCCAGGCACAACGCCAACACCCGCTCATGCCCAAAGCCATCAGGAACAATGATGTTGCTATCATCGTCCTTGTAAAAACTCCCAAGTTCATCAATTGTCGCGCTGTCCTTAATACACGAGGCATCAACGCTCAACCGCTCCACCAGCGCTGGCATGTGCTTAGCACCATCAAAACCAAACCGCCGCGTTTTGCCGACAATGCCGGTCTTTGCCTCCGGTGGGATCTCACTGAACACCTTTTTATAGGTTTTGAGCAGCGTTTTGACACACGCCGCACCTGATCCGGTTATGTCAACCACCGCCCAGGCACCGTTATAGCGACGGCACAGCGCCTCTATCAACCGGCTAAACTCTGGGATTGTCGGATCGGTAACGCTCAATGTCGCCACCTGAACCCCGGCATGATGGTCAATAACCTGGATTGACGCCACGCCAACACCAGATTGGCGATAAACGGCACCAACGATATAGGCACGTGCAGGCTCCTCCCAGACGCGTAATTCTCCGGCGGAACTGGCAACCCACTGATTATTGAGTTCATGGTATCTCTGTATCGGGTCTACTGCTGGCGGAATATGCTCAAACACAACATTGCCTCCCTGTTTGCGGATCATTGGCGCAGCACCGTAGCGTATCGCGTCCCAACAATTGTGCGTGACCAATCCCCCTGCAATTAGGAACGTATGAGTATCCTCAACCTCCAGGTTATAAACAGGGGCAACGCCACGCTTAACAACGCTAGCGACCGTAGCGCAACTCTTTGCTACAGTCTGTTGAGCAGGTTTTGGTTTTACTGTACTTGTCGGCCGTAAACTGCCCTCCACACACAACACATTCCCTTGAAACGTTATCGACCCCTGACGCCCTTCTGTTAGCAGATTTGCAAGCGTTTGAACAAAACTTTCCCGATCCGATGGCCTTTCTTGTGTATTTCTTTCCACAGTACTCGCAAACGCAGTCGATTTTTCTGGCATTCTTTGCGACATTTTTTGCGTGTTCTCTGTGCCAATCCCTTCCTTCGTCGGACGCGTGCCACTTTTTCGCAGCCTCTGTTGCCGCCTTAATGTTTTCCCGGCACAATTCAGCCCTTGATTTGTATTCATCTTCCCAGTGTTTTTTGATGTGTTCGCCGGGGCTAATACACTCAAGATTGCCGATGGAATTGTTGTCTTTATCACCGTCAATATGGTGGATATGATATCCTTCAGGGATTTTGCCGTGGTGCTTTTCCCACACAGCCCTATGTATCCTTGTCCTTGTTGTCGCGTTGAGGTAATACCCTGTCTTTTTGTCTTGGCGGTATTTTTTTCCATCAAATGTTTGATACACGTGTTATATCCCCCTTTGCCAACGTCAACAATTTCGTCGCCTTCCCCGAGTGCCGCAACCGGAAACCAGCCCCTTGTTGTCAGCATAAAATGATCTGCTGTCGCGCTAAACGAGCGGGTGTCGGCCATAGTAACCGTGTAGATAGCCTCACTAGGGGATGTCTCTCTAACATCCTTGAATGGTTTGATGACTAGACCGCCATCAGCGTCATAGCTAATCAGATGCCCCGTCTGCCCGACGAGTGTACCGATATCTCTCCACCCCTCTGTGGTCAGCACGGCTGTGTCTGCCGTAATGCAGTGATTGTCTTTATCTACCAGTACCGGCAGCACGTCTTTTGTGTGCCTGTCTACTTTGTATGACCATTTACGCGCCTCGTCGGTGGTGTTTTTACAGCGCGGATGGATAATAATGTCGAATCCGCGCAACCAACTTATACCGTCCTCAATGCTCCCAGGCCATTTGGGAGCGCCAACCATTTTTGGATAGCCATGTCGCTGCATGTGGCTGATAATCTCTGGCCGCGCATTGTCGCCCCTGATTACCACGTCCTTGGTACACCCTGGCATGGCCGCGAAAAACTCAGGCGTGTCCTCGATCTCTACCGCGTGGCCGTATCGCTCATGCTCGATGTAGAGCTGTCGTCCTTTGGTATCCACCCAAAACTTAACCAGCGCCATAGGGTCAGTAGAAAAACCCCAGTCAGCGCCGTAATACGGGCCGTCGAATGGTGTAAGATCTGCTATCGAGTCGTTACGCCACCTGCCGCGTAATACACTGGCCTCTGAATTCTTTAAATATTGACCGTTCCAGATGTGGTCATAGAGTTCTTGAGGCAGTGTGTTCTGATCATGTTTCCGCTCCTGTTCCAAAACAGCAGGAAACCATGGGTTGTCGCGGTAATTACATTCAACGATGACAGAGTTCGGTGGCGGGTTTTTACGGAACCGTTTATCTGTCGGGCTATCCTCGTCTCGCGGATTCCAAATAACCCAAATTTCCGACTTGTCCGCACGCACTGTTGGGATCAACTCAATATATGATCCCTCGCCTACGTCCTCCGCTTCCTCAATGATACAAATGTCAATGTCAGCAGTAGATTTAATAGCCGACATATTGGTGCGCAAACCACGGAATAGAAACTCGGTGCCGTTTTTCCCCCTGATGTAGTTCTCGCCAACATCATAAAAAGCCTTGAGCCAGGGTTCAGATTCGATTGCCGCCTTTATTTCGGCGTAGAATGATTCTTTGATAGCCAAACACGGCAGCCATACGAGCAAACGTTCGACTCTTTGCCGATCCACGACCACCATACGCACCACGGTATCGGACTTCACCCCTTGCTGGAGCAAATACCGGGAAAAGGGCTGGAGGTATGCCAACCTTCCCCTTGCGTTTAGCTTTGGCCTGTTTTTGGCTCATGCGCTATTTGGTCAGGTTCGTATGCGTAAATCTCAATTACTTCCGGGAATTCTGGAATGACACCCTTGTCTTTCTCTGGTGTGAATGCCTGAATCGCCCGGTGCTTACCGAGCATTTCAAGATTTTTTAGCTTGTCTGGCCATTTTATTTTTTTCAGGAATGCCACAGCCACGTCAGGATCGCTTTGTCCTGCACGCAGTTCCTGTACGTCTACTGCAGTGATATAGGATCGCCAAACGCGTGGCCAAACAGTCAATGGCTTTAACGTCCAATCGTCGTTCAGAATGTCGCACAGGTCCATTTGGTCTATTTCTACAAGACGTTGGAGTACGTAAGTATCGTCAACTGCTGCCTTTTCTCTGGCAATTTTGGCAATCTGGTCAAACTCGGAGGTTATAAGGGGGTGGTTAAAGAGTTGTCGAGCTTCACGAGCAATAGACGCATCCGTCATTTTATCGCAATTGTAAACCTGCCGGTAGGCCGCTTCCTTGGCTGTCCCGGAAATAATAAGGTCTTTGAACGCCTCTTGCTTTTTGGTTAACTTTGATCTGCTCATAGTTTACTCAGTTTACTCCAAGGAAAAGAAAAACACAATAATGGTGGAGCAAACAAGGATGGTGCCGGTAACGGGTCCGGCTCTGACTTGTCGTATCAGACGCAAGGCCGACCGTCGCCAGCCCACAGCACGCTCAACTTTTTGATGCCACGGCAATTGAGTGCCGACCGTATCGCACGGTTTTGTTTTTCGTCGGACACATCGCCCTCGACGCGGGGATCAGCAACGCATTTATTCCCCGATACCTATACCGGCCCATTGCCAATATAGAAAACAGCGTACACCTTCTGTTCGGTTACAACCACTTCTGCAGAATGGTTCAGATATTCTTTGGCCATCCCTGACGATGCGCTATTTTTTGGCACCCCTGGCAGGAGTCGAACCCGCAACCGGAGAGAAGTCCTCTGCTCTATCCAGTTGAGCCACAGGGGTGCATAACAAAACTGTCATCATGGCGTTGTGCTTAAAATTTCGATAACAAGTCCATAAACACGGAATCGTTCCACTCGCCGGTTATGTCTGAGTTATTGTTTTTAGATTTTGTGTGGTGCCACTGGAAGGAGTTGAACCTGCGCGGCAACAGCAAACATTGCTGATCCATGACCAAGGAATCTATCCTCGCGCTCTAACCATCTGAGCTACAGTGGCTTTGTGCATAACAAAACGGTCATCATGACGTTACATGGTCGGTGTGGCAGGACTTGAACCTGCGACTTCCCGGATATGAACCGGGTTCTCTACCAGACTGAGATACACACCGTTTATTGATTTCATGATTACTCGGTTTACTATTGGAGTCAACCCTTAAAATGGGTGCGTTTCTTGATGATTTCAGGTGGTGCGCCGTGTTTTTTGATGTACGCTTTGCGGTGCAGATCAATAGCCTCGCTCAGCACCTCCATGATGTATTTCCGATCCCAGTGAGCCACACTGTCCAGATAATCAGAGTCTTTGTCGAGGACGATAAATGTCCTGCGGCTCCGGTCGTCTGGTAGTTTTTCCCGCGTCTTACCCTTTGTCCCCTCTTTTTCTGCCATAAGCTCCCTCCAAAATAACTAACGACTAAAGTTGATTACAGAGTAAGCCTAGCAAACAATGTAATGTCCGTAAACTCGCAGAAATATTATTTATATTTCACGAATACGGCGAGTTACATTAGACTAGTGAACCGTCATGCTTTCGTTTAGCATGGCAATGATGCCCTTAATTCGCCGCAGCCCCTCCTCGTTTTCTTCTTCGCTGCGCCCAGGTTCCGGCAGCGCGGTAAAATCCTTGCGTGGTGGCATGAGCTTTAACATATCTGCCGGTGCTGGCCAGCGCGACACCGACGCTTCAAGGTCGTCAAATGCCTCCTCCAACCGACCGCCATCACCAGGAAGCCAGCGCCCTCCTTGCTTCCGCGTCAGGATTTTGTACCATTGCTCCTGGACTTTGATCATTTCCTTCGGTGTTGGCGTACCTGGCAGTTTCATATCCGCCAGATCCGCCAATCTCAGCCTGATATACGCCTGTGCCTTGCTGTTCTCCATCACACCCTCCCTTCTGAGCCATCGCCCTGAGTACATCACCACCCGTGATCGACTGTCGGCATGACTTCTCACATGCCGCTAAAATCTTCTGAAATTTTGTCAATCCGTCTTTCGCCCTACGCAAACTTGCCAACGAATAAATCTGATCACACCAAAACTCGTCTTGAACTGCCCACCGCAACACGGCCCTGATCTGGTTCAGGTCGTGACCATCGAGACGGATCAGCTTATCGATAGCGTCACATCCGTTCTTGATCAACGTTGTCGTGACCTTTGGTGCTTTGTTACCCAGGTGGTTCACTGCGTATCCTTGGTATTGAGTGACAAACTCAACAACGTCATCACTGAACGTGCGTGTCACGTCGTCAGACTTGACACATAAGGTTTTAGGTTCTTTTATTCTTTCTTTCTTTTCATTCTTGTTTGTGGTCGGTTGCTGGTCGATTGCTGGTCGGTTGCTGGTCGATTTGCTGGTCGCTGCAACAACCTTTGTTTCCTCTTCTTCAATAATTTCAGCCGGTTCAGAAGCTTTTTTGCTGGTCGCTTTGCTGGTCGATTTTAGATTAGAAACATTAGAAAGAATCCCGTGTTTTTCAGGTTTTTCACCTGTAGTTTCAAGATGTTGCATGTGTTTTTGCTCTGCTGGTCGCTTGCTGGTCGCTTGGTGGTCATTTTCTCCATCTGAACCCTGATATTCGTCGTAATTACAAATAGTTATAATTGAGTATTTGTTGGTCGCTTGTATTTTTATTTCGCTGGTCATCTTGAGTCTGTTTAAACACGTGCGAATCGCGCGTTCCGAGATCCCTGTGGCGGTACTTAGCGCCTCCCGGCCTGTCACAACCTGCCCCCTTTCAACCTTAATTCCACGCCACTGCTTTTCTGCGTGGTTGGCGTGTATGAGTAGGTGGATAAAGAGGTGTACTGTTTGGGAATCCTGATACCATTCCCATTGCGACAACCGCCGATGTAATTTAATCCAACCGTCCATCAATGACCCCTCACTCAATAAATATTTTTTTGCCGACCATTCCCATAACCACGACGACCAACCCGGTTTTTAAACAAGCCACGCTCATACGTTTTTCCCAGGCCGTGCCGCGCTCTTATCTCAGACGGCGGCGTACACTCAGCGGCGATTTTTGCGATTTCCTCCGGGTCCGTAATTACCCGCGCCGACTCAGCCATAAGCAGATCGTGGCGGTTTTTATCCTCGATGTATTTTTCTGACGGCTTCCCCCGTCTTGCATTTGTGATAATTGGTGGCACGCTATACCCCCTTTAAGCGTTGATGCAACACACGCCATGCTCGTTCGGCTGTTGCTGGCACGACTCCGTTTCCGAGCAGTCGCAGTTCATCGGTTCGATTGTCACAGGTTTCGTACAACTCGGCATTGTCCATCCAATCGGAAGACCCATCAGCGTTTCCACCCAGCGGGGGTTGAGTTTGCCGCACCCTACT